GTGCTTGAGTCAATCATGCGCTTGATGGATGTATTAGATCGCAAGATTGCATCTGCCGCAGCTGTTCAAGCTGTTGCTGCAATCGGTAACTGGGGAACAGATGTTGAAGGTTTCTACACAGTGTCTTCTGATTGCCTTGTTGTACCTACAATGTTAGGAAGCAACGAGCCTAACGCATTCGCTATCGCTGACATTCAGCAAGCAACACGCATGGCTAACTACCCAGGTGCACCAGTTGCATTCGGTGGAGCAGCAATGCAGCGTTACGCTAACGCGATGGCAGCAGGATGCTGCACTCAGTACGGCATTGACTTACTTGCAATCACTCAGCAGAACGGTTTCGGTTTTGCTTATGATGCTCGTTTGGCAGCTGCTCAAGGTTCTCAATCTAAGGCGTTAGTAACAACAGCAGGAGCAATCCAGTGGTTGTCTTTCAACTTAGCTGAGTGGAACACAGGCATCACTCCAACGGCAGGAAGCAACTACTCTAAGACGTTGGTGTTCACACCGGCAGGAGTTCCAGTTGACTTGACGATGAAGGATGATTGCGGTAACTTATCAATTGTATTGACTGCAACTGGTATCATCGCAACATTGCCAACTGATATCTATGAGGCAGCTGATAAGTATGCTGGTGTTAACTATGTTAATTGCGTGTCTATCGTAAACCCATAACGAGCTCGCAGAATCTACTGAGTGAAAACTCCGATGATCTGTTGAGCGAGGGCAGTGATAATTTGCTTTCACAATGAATTAAGGGAGAGGTGCAAGCCTCTCCTTTTTTATTTATCTTTGTAAAAAAAATCAAAGGCCAATGTGCTACGAATCATTACTCGGCTTGCAAGGTTGCGATAGACCAGAGCCAACAACAGGGCTTTACATTGACGACCTTGGCATCAATCAAACATTACTCGGGCAGCTAATCACAGACCAATACAACAGCGGAGTTGAGCTCTTTGAAGCTAAGCGAGCATTCGCATGGCGCAAGATGTCGACAGATATCCTGAGCCGCTTAAGTCCAATGATGAAAGCGGACACAGTTGTTGAGTCAAAGCGCATCGGTCAAGTGGTAACCAACGCAAGTAATATCGACACATTAGTTGGTGCAGGCAAGTATACAGGCATTAGAGTAACAATCGACCCGAACACATCAAGCTTTCTAAACTTCTACTTGTCAAACTTCAAGATTGACATCTACACGATGGCGGTGCCAGTCGAAATCTTTGTGTACGACATGAGCACCTTGAAGCTGATTGATTCTTTCTTCTACCAATCGGAAGCGGTTGAGCAGTTTATCGGCAAGACGTTCAAGGCGAATCGCCGCAAGATGGATTTGGCATTTGTCTATGAGTCGCTTTACGATACCACCAAGATGATTCCTAAGAAGGGCAGTTGCACTGATTGCGGAGGACATCTAAGAGCGGTTCACGTTTGCCCATTTGTAGATGCCATCGGTATTGAGTTAACGGTGAGCGGCACTGATGTTGTTAGTTCCAAGTCAAAGAAGTACACGCAAGGGATGTCGCTTGTGTACAATGTCAACTGCGATCGTGAAGCTTGGCTTTGCAGCATAGGTGGATTGATGGCAATGCCACTTGCTTATGCAACAGCGGTTGAGATTTATAACTACGGGCTAAGCGTAAGTCCTAACCAACGGGTAAATACTACGGTAAGCATCAACATAGGAAGCAAGCCTTTCGCAACTGCCGATGCCAACGATGGTATGATTGCAGGGCGAGACATTGCAGCAACGAGATACAGCGAAGAGCTCACAGCTATGTTGCAAAACATGAGACTTCCAGACGACAATACGTGCTTTGATTGCAGACGTAATATGAAGTATGTCACAGCACTTCCATAATGGCAACGCCCAAAGAGATAAGTGGAAGGATTGATGCGCTGTTCTCAGAGTGGAGCGGAGGCTTTACTCCATTGTCTGCCGCTGTTTTGGATATGCGCCGTGAGATGTTTATCAGAATCTTTGGAACAGGCACAAGCGGAGGAACTAACACAGCAGGGCAAAAGCTACCGACTAAGCCATACACTCCTGCATACGCAGCAATCAAAGCAAAGAACGGAAGACCTCCATTGGAGCTTACAGGATTCCTCAAGAGATCATTCGCAACAGACCAGGGCTCAGTGTTTAGTCAAGGATTCGGAGTTGCCATCTACATCCAAGCAGACGAAGCAGGCAAAGCTGAAGGATTGCAAAAGTTATACGGACCAATCTTTCAACCAACCAAAGAGGAACAAACAGCAATGCTTCAGCTACATGCTGACTTACTTGTTGAGCAAATCTCAAATCAGATAAGCAAACCATGAATCTACTTAAGACCATTATCGAACGGCTCAACCAACGTGTTGAGGTCGCCAATATATTCGACAAGCAATTCAATCTTTGCGAGCTTAACGCGAACGGCAACGACAAAGCTTGGGTGCACTACATCGGCAATGGTCAAGCGGAGGTTGTTACCAACTTTGATGCAAAGAACGGCACGCTGTTTTGGGCGAAGCGTGGCAAGGTATCTGTTGCCAAGACTGATGCCTACAAGATGAGCGGCTGTAAGCAGTTGTACGTGACAAGCTTTCCGCTGACTGCTTATGCCATCGTGCGCAAGAGCCATCTTCCTTGCGATGCGGAGGATGCACAGGATTGGCTTGCTTCAAGAGTCTACAAGCTGACGAGTGGAACAGATCCACTATTCAAGCAGAGCATTGGAGTGATCAACTACGAGGTTGTGCCCAGTGGATATGCAAACGAAATCAAGACCTTAACAGCCAACTACGAATGGGCTTGTGTTTCCGTTGATATGGATGTGCAAGTAATCACAACATCTGAAGACGGCTGCTATGATACATGCGCAACGGGTGACATTCCTCTTCCCGACTTGCAGCCATGTACTCCATGCTTGACTGAGGTTGCTGTTGATGGGGTGACTATCACAGGAAACGGAACGACTGCTGATCCATTGGTGGCAGTTGGTGGCGAAGGCGGTGCGATATCAGTGGAGGAAGAAGGGGTTGAGGTGACACCGATTGCAACGACATTAAACTTTGTAGGTGAAGGCGTGACAGCATCACTCACATCACCTGGAGTGGTTGAGGTAAACATACCAGGCGGAGGCGGAGCAGTTGGAACATTGCAGGAGGTTACCGACTTAGGCAACAGCACAACAAACGACATTGCATTCACAGCAAGCGCAGGGCTAAGCTTTGACAACGGTGCTTTCTTCCGCAAGGGTACAACCGATGCAGGCAACGGCGGAGCAAAGGGCACAGCGCAAATATGCTCGATAAGTTACGAGCTAAAGTGGGAAGCAGGGCGGTTGTACTACATGCAGCAAGACGGCTTCACAATTCGCGATGTCACGCACAACTTTACATTTGTACCTCAAGTAACAGATGACTCAACCAAGGGCTTCGTAGTCGGTTCTCGATGGAGTTTGGATGACGGCACTGTTTACCTATGCTCAGATGATACAATCGGCGCAGCTGTTTGGGCGGTGGTTGCAGTTGGCGGAGTGACATCGGTGACAGGAACAGGACCAATCGCATCAAGCGGCGGAACTACTCCAGACATCAGTATCACTCAAGCAGATGGCAGCACTGACGGATATTTGAGCTCAACCGATTGGAACACATTTGATGGTAAGTTCAATGTGCCAACAGGATTGGTCACAGACTACCTTGATGGATTGGGAACACCGACTCCATTCCCTGCAATACCAACAGGAACTGTCACATCAGTCGACCTATCAATGCCTGCCGCGTTCTCTGTTAGTGGCAACCCAGTGACAACGAGCGGAACATTGGCGGTGACAGCAGCAGGAGTTGCAACGCAATACATCAGAGGCGATGGGCAGCTTGCAAACTTCCCAACATCAACTGGAGGCGGAGCATCGGTAAGTTACTACCTCAACGGCTCAGTGAGTCAAGGTACTTTCGGAGGTGTGGCAATGAAGGAGATCAACAAAGTGCCAATCATTGGAGCAGGAACTGATTTCACCATCAATGCTGATGGCTATATTCAGTCATTCATCACCGATGCCAATGACCCAAATCAATTGGAGATTCCTGCGGGAAATTGGAACTTTGAAAATTACTTTAGCGCATCAAGCAGCGGAGGTACTCCACGTTTTTACATTGAACTTTATAAGTGGGATGGCGCAACATTGACATTGATTGCATCTAACTCAGCAACACCTGAGAATATTACAGGAGGCACTAATATTGACTTATACTTGACTGCATTAGCAGTACCACAAACTGCACTACTCGCAACAGATAGACTTGCAGTGCGCTTTTATGTGATACATAGTGGGCGCACAATTACGATGCACACAGAGGACAATCACTTAAGTCAGATAATTACAACTTTCTCCACTGGCTTGACTTCACTTAATGGACTGACTGCGCAGACTCAACTCCTTGCAGTTGGCACAAGTGGCACTGACTTCGCTATATCATCCACAACTGCGACTCATACCTTCAACCTACCAACGGCAAGTGCTGCCAACAGAGGTGCATTGAGCACAGCTGATTGGACGGCATTCGATGCTAAGCAAGCGGCACTGGTAAGCGGCACGAACATCAAGACAATCAACTCAACTTCATTGCTTGGAAGTGGCAACATTGCCATTGCATCATTGGGAGTCTACAAGTCGACAACCGATGGAGCTGCTTCAAGTGGAACGACTAACACGTACAGCCAAGGTGTGCTGATTCCTGCTAACTCGGTGGCGGCAGGCAACTTGCTTGAGTTTAAGTTGAGAGGCCGTAAGACAGGAGCAAATGCAGTGTACACCATTCGACTATATGCCAACATAACAAATAACTTAAGCGGCTCTCCAGTGCTCCTTGCAACATATACCGCAACGCTTATCCAAGCACTGGCATTGCAGATGGTAAGAACATCAGCTGTTAAGAATGTGACAACCAATACAGAGATGGCACTTGCCACCACTTCATTGGCTACTGACTTTGCCAACACTTCATTCGCAAGCATAGCTGTTGATTGGACTACTGACAAGTACATTGTCGGTGCAGTGCAGAATAGCAATGCAACAGACTCCTCTTTAATCTCACTAATATCAATGACAATTATATGATAGACATTACTCTCGAAGGCGGCTATGTCACCTTCTATACATCGGTAATTGGAGCAGTTGCATCCAATGTGGAAATATGCGAAGTGGTTGATGACAACTCCTTGCACTTAGGCACAAATGTGGGTGTGTTCTTAATAAACATAAAGCAGTTTACAATCAATGCAATTAAATTCTCGACCTCAGCTGAGGCGGTTACATACATCTTAAACAACTAACATCATGGCAGGAGTAAAAATTACAGACTTAGCAACAATCACATCAGCGGCAACTGATGACTTGCTCTACATTGTGGACGTAAGCAACACAACACAATCACCTGAAGGCACATCTTCGCAGATTGAGGTGGGCAATATGTTTAGCAGTGGCACTTATACACCAACATTTAGTGCTGAGACAAACGGCATTGTTGTGACACCGAACTCAGCAACATTCATAAAGGTGGGTGGCATCGTTACTTGCTCGATTCAGATGGAGATTACATTGGATGGTGGAGAAACAAATGGCACATTTGAATTGTCGCTTCCAGTGGCATCCAACTTTACAACTACGAAAAACTTATTCGGATTGATGCAATGGTCTACTGGTGGCACTTCATTGGCAGAGATTGTAGGGCTTGATATTTATGCAGAGACAACAAACTACACTTGTTTTGTAGACATTACTACCGCTACTGCTGCTGCTAACATGCAATACGTAAATATGCAATTCCAATATGAAGTGCTCTGATAGCGGCATCCGACTCATACAGGAGTTCGAAGGCTTGCGCCTTACATCCTACCTATGCAGTGCAGGAGTGCCGACCATTGGCTATGGCGCAACCTACTACCATGACGGCAGCAAGGTGAAGCTCGGGCAGACCATCACTCGTGACCAGGCGAATCAACTCTTGAAGGATCACCTTAAGGAGTTTGAGGGCAGCGTGATTGGATTGCTTAACGGCACTCCAGTCAACTCCAATCAGTTCGATGCGCTTGTAAGTTTCTGCTATAACCTTGGTGCAGGCAACCTTGCTAAGTCGCAGCTGTTGAGGTTTGTAAAAGCTAACCCGAATGATCCGAAGATTGCAGCTGAGTTCCTTAAGTGGAACAGGGCAGGCGGCGAGGTTTCTACTGGACTTGTAAGAAGGCGCAAGAAAGAAGCGCAACTTTATTTTGCAGCAATTGTATAACACATATTTGCTTAGGCATAAGACGGA